AATAATGTTGATATCGAGTCTCCGCTGGGCATGCCGATATATGCGGAGGCCCTGGAGGAGCTGCGGGACCTTGATGTGGCTTACAGCCGGAACGCGACAGAGATATTCGACAGCCAGAAGATTGTCCTCATCGACGACCAGCTGACAAAGCAGGCAGGCCAGGGGAAGAAGAACAGCGACGGAACCACAGCACAGCAGAGAGTGCAGCTGCCGCACTACGTCAAGGACGTGTTCGGTATCAGCTCTGAGGTTCCCTTCTACCAGGAAATTGTGCCGGCGCTGCAGACCCCTGTACGTCTTGAGGGCCTTAATTCTCAGCTGTCCCTGGTGGGCTATAAATGCGGATTCTCTCAGGGGTATTTCGTATTTGACCAGAAGACCGGCATGGTTACCGCTACACAGGTGGAAAGCGACGACCGGCGGACGATCCAGCTGATTAAGGACATCCGGGATAAGCTGGAGGGCTGCATCGATGCGGCGCTCTATGCACTGTCCATTTATGCGGACCTGTACGGCCTGGCACCGGCGGGAGAATATGAGATCACCTACGATTTCGGTGACATCACATACAACCGCGAGGAAGACAGAGCCCGCTGGTGGTCTTATGTGGTGCAGAACAAGGTGCCTGCATGGATGTACTTCCAGAAGTTCGAGGGCATGTCCGAAGAGGAGGCCAAGGCTATGGTAGAGGAGGCCACCCCGAAGGAGGAGCCCGTCGGCATGTTCGGCGGGGGTGAGGAGTAATGCTTGACCCCGAATATCTGAGGGACGTAGTAGATGGCGCGGTGGTAATAGCACAAGGGCTGCACGAGTATATCATCCGGGAAATAATCCGCAGGATGCTCGTTCGTATGGGCCGCGGTGCTGATTACCTTCTGACCTCATCGGACCGGTGGCGCTTGCAGGTTCTGCAGGAGTCGGGATACCTGCTGGAGGATATTCAGAAGGAGATCGCCCGAAGGACCGGATTCCAGCTGAAGGAGCTGCAGGAAGCATTTGAGCAGGCAGGCGTGGACGCCCTGGCCTATGATGACGCGATATACCGCAGGGCGGGAATCTCTCCCACACCTCTGCAGCAGTCCCCTCATCTCATCCGTATCATGGAGCAGAGCTATAGAAGGACAGCGCAGACGTGGCAGAACTTCACGAGGACAACCGCCTACACAGCACAGCAGACGTTCATCCGAGAGTGCGACACAGCATACCAGAAGGTGGCAAGTGGAACGGTAGCCTATACGCAGGCAGTCCGGGAAGCTGTGGCCGCAGCATCGAGAGACGGCGCCCTGATACGCTGGACTGATTCCGGCGGCAGGGCATACCATACCGACACTATCGAGACGGCGACGGCTCGCGCAGTCCGCACCGGGATTGCGCAGATGTCCGGAGATGTGACGCTGGCCCGGATGGATGAGGTAGGCTGGGATATTATCCTGGTATCCGCCCACGAGGGCGCCCGTACCGGAGATGGTGGGGAGAACCCCGGAAACCACATGTGGTGGCAGGGGAAGTATTACAGCAAAAGCGGTAAGGACCCGAGGTTCCCGAATTTCTATGAGGCGACAGGATACGGTACCGGAGAGGGGCTGTGCGGTTATAACTGCCGGCATTCTTTCGGCAGCGGAACCGGAGACCCGGAGAGCAATCCTTATAAGGATTTCTCAAACGAGGAGAGCCAGAAGATAGAGGCCAGGGACAAAAAGCAGAGGGCCCTGGAGCGAAAGGTCCGCCACACGAAGTCAGAAGTGGCCGCCCTGAAGACAGCCCTGGATAACTGCAGTGATCCAGCTCTGAAGGAAGGACTGCAGGAGGACTACGAACGCAAGGCCTACAAGCTGAGACAGCAGCAGGATAAATACTACGACTTCTGCAAAGACACGGGCGCACGGACACAGATGGAGCGCCTGGAGGTGGCCCGGTTTACCCGGGAACAGAGGAAAGCGGCAGAGATGGCCGCGAGACGATACAAAAAGAAACTAAACAATGATTAAGGCCGGAGGCAGAAATGCTTCTGGCCTTTTTCTATGCCGTTTTTCCGGGAAAGCTGACGCACCCCTCAGCAGGCAGTCCAACTCTGCAAACGGTACTGGACCGCAGGGAGTCCTAAAAGCCCTGGACCGTTGGTGGAACGGTTACACACCTAAAACAACCTAATAACGGGAGGTAAGGAGCATGAAAACAGAGGAGCTGAAGGCAAAGGGCCTGACTGAGGAACAGATTTCATTCGTCATGGCAGAGAACGGGAAGGACATCAAGAAGGCAAAAGACGACCTGAAAGCGATGACCGACGACCGGGATCAGTGGAAAAGCAAAGCAGAGACGGCGGAGGACGCCCTCAACAAGTTTGACGGCATCGAACCCGACAAGATCAAAGCAGAGCTGGACGAGTGGAAACAGAAAGCCGCAGACGCTGCGAAGGAAGCCCAGAAGCAGATCGCGGAGCGTGATTTTGCAGACGCGCGGAAGGCAGAGCTGGACGGCATCAGCTTTTCCAGCGAGGCGGCAAAGCGTGCCATTACTGCCGAGATTAAAGGCGCAGGTCTCACCCTGAAGAACGGAAAGATTCTCGGGCTGAATGACCTGATTACTCAGCTGAAGGAATCGGATGCAAGCGCTTTTGTGGATGATTCTGCTGAGAAGGCAAAACAGCAGCAGGCAAAGTTTACTCAGCCTGTCGGAGGTCAGAGAACCCCCGGCGCCGTAACAAAGGAAGATTTCCGGAAGATGAGCCTGGACGAAAGAATCGCCCTGAAGGCCCGCGATCCGGAGACATACGCAAGCCTTAAGGGCTAACTAGGAGAGGAGAATTACTATGGCAAAGACCACAGGTACTTTTGGCGGGTTCGCATTCGACCCGGAGGTATTCGCAGATTATATGGCAGAGCAGCCGACCTGGAGTGACGCTATCATGGCATCCGGCATCCTGCAGGATGACGCAACCCTTATGGGACTTATCGGTGAGAAGGGCAACGTGGCCACCATCCCGTTTTATGTTCCGTTTGATGAGGGTGCAAGTGGCGGTGCTGCCCTCAACAACGACGGTAAGACCAACAACACCCCGGTAGACGTGGCCGGAGGCAAGCAGACCTGCATGCTCATCCAGAGAATGAAGGCCTGGAAGGCTCAGGACTTCACCAGAGAGCTGACCGGAGCTAACCCGATGGGCCAGGTTGCGCAGGGTGTCGCTGGTTACTATCGCCAGGTATGGACCAGAGAGCTCATGGGCATCATGAACGCGGTTCTCGGACTGAGCGGACTTGCAAACCACGTGACCGACCTGTCTGCATCTGGCAGCACTGTCGCGGAAGCAAACAAGATCGATGAGACTACACTCATCATGGCTGAGCAGAAGGCCATCGGCGACCTGATGCTGGATTCCGGCAGAGGATTCGGCCTTGCTATCATGCACAGCGCTATCTGGGCACGCCTGAACGCCCTGAAACTGGTGAATTACAACAAGTATGTAATCACCAACGCTGTGGAACGCGAGGTTACTCTGCCGACCATCAACGGCCTCATCCCGGTAGTGTCCGACAGATTTACTGTTGACGCTTCCGGCACCATCCCGGTTTATAAGACCTTTATCGCCGGCCGTGGTTCCTTCCTGACCTGCGATAAGAACAACTACGAAAAGCCGTATTACACCGACTACGATCCGGAGACCAAGGCCGGCGTAGAGAAGCTGTATACCAAGGCCGGAAAGGTCCTTCATCCGAACGGCATTTCCATCCTCGCAGAGAATATCGTGGAAGAGTCCCCGACCTCTGCAGAGCTGGCCACCTCCGCGAACTGGTCCCTCAAGTTCAACGAGAAGAACATTCGCCTGGGTCTTATCAAGTCCAACGGCTGATGTTTGCAATAATCGACGGCAGGCCGTACCTCGTATCGAATGGTACGGCCTATCCGACTACGGTTATGCCGGAAACAAGGGGCTTTATTTATGCCAGCGAGGGATCCTTTGCGTATGATGGCGCAGCACCGTACACCCTGGCGGAGGTAATCGCAAAGTGTGAGGTGTTGGACAGCATGCTGCCGAAGGTGGAGAAGAAGCCCGTGAAGAAGGCAAAGAAATAAGGCGGTGATACTATGGCCTATGCCGATTTTGAGTTTTATACAGACAGCTACTACGGCGACAAAATCACTGCACCGGACTTTCCGAGACTGGCGGAGAGGGCCACAGAGTACCTCGACGCCCTGACATTCGAGCGTCTGGTGGACGGACTGCCCACGGATGAGAGAGCACAGACAAAGGTTAAGAAGGCTGTATGTGCCGCGGCAGAAATGCTGTACGACATTGAGATAGCCGAAAAAGTAGGACGATCTGCCGCCTCGACTGCATCAGCAGCCGCAGACGGAACCTCTTACGGCGCCCTGTCCTCTCGTTCTGCAGGCAGCGAGTCTGAGAGCTATGCATCGATGAGCCAGCAGGCCGAAGGTGCAAAGGCGTGGAATGCGGCGTATGGTGCCGCTGGAAATCCTCGTACCACGGCCCGTATGGTCTTCCAGGCGGTGCGCAAGTATCTCACCGGAGTGACGGATGACAACGGAGTCCTGCTGCTGTATTCGGGACTGTGAGGTGTGCGATGTACAACTACACAGTAACGGTATTCAACAACCTGAACGGGATGTGGTATCCCCACGTCCTGACCGGAGTACACCTTGACCGTGACAGAGGGTCACTCCTCAGACGTTACGGTCCTGAGTGCAGTGAGCGTGCGGCGCTCATTGTGAAGACTGAAGAGGCAGACGGCCAGATTATGGTGGGCGGCCTTCCGTGGTTCCCACCGAAAGCATGGCAGACACAGCAGGCCCCGGAGGAGTCCATCACCTTTGCGGTGGGAGACTTCTTTATGGCCGGAGAATGGGAAGGTACAGAGCCCATCCCTGACAGTGATTATGTGGACCGTCGGGATGATGGCTTTGCTGCATATCTCATCCGGACCAGGGACTTTGTGTTCCGGGTCACCTCGGTATCGGGCCCCTTCCACGTGATGCCGCACATCGAAGTAACGGGAGCGTGATGCTATGTATATTATATCGGGCGATGTATCCGTGAGTCTGGACCTGTCCAGATTCGAAGAGCAGTTTAAGAAGTCACAGAACCAGCTGGGCGGTGAGA